TGATTAGTAGCAGATATATTACCGGCACTAATATTACCAGAAACATTAAGACTTGTTAATGTGCCAACGCTAGTAATGTTACCTTGAGCAGCAGTTGTTACTGTACCTGCTGTAGTAGCACTGGTTGCACTGGTTGCTGCACCTGACAATGCACCTGTAAATGTTGTTGCACTTACATTACCGGCACTGATGTTACCGGTTACTGCTAAACTTGTTAATGTACCAACTGAAGTAATATTTGGTTGTGCTGCTGTTGTTACAGTGCCTGCTGTAGTTGCACTAGCGGCAGTAGTAGCACTAGTTGCTGCACCTGACAATGCACCTGTAAATGTTGTTGCACTTACGTTACCTGCACTAATATTACCTGTTACTGCTAAACTTGTTAATGTACCAACACCAGTGATGTTTGGTTGTGCTGCTGTTGTTAATGTACCAGTAAAGAAATTAGCAACTGCGGTATTACCTAAATTAGCATTACCAGTAGTGTAAATGTTACCAGTAAAATTAGCATAAGTTCCGTTTACATTACCTAACCAAGTTAATCCACGAACATTACCTAAATTAGTAAATGTCACTACCTCACTAGCAATACTTACATTACTACCAAACGCAAATTCACTATTGCCATTATCCCATCCCATGAATGCGGTAACTGGTGCTGTTGTATAATATTGTAATGCAGTACCTCTATCTTTTCCGTCATTAGATACTAATGCATTTCCATTAGCGCCGCCGCCTAATGATATAATTGGATCTTCAACGATAAATGAATCTACATTATAATATGTTGCATTACCTTGAACTGTCAAATTGCCTAGAATGAAATTATTAGCACCTCCAAAATAAGTACTACCATTTGCAATGTACAATGAATATGGATTAGTAATTAATGTAGTTCCTGAATTTGCTGGACTATTTGCTATATAGAGTGTTGTTGCATTTGTAAATGTTACCGATGCATTAGTTGCTGTTAGTGTTGGTTGAGCAATTGCATGTATTGCCCCATTTGTTATAGTTGCACTTGCTAATGCTACATTATCTGTGTATGTACTAGCTAATGCACGGATGCCTAAATTACCGGTTACTGCTGAAACATTAGCGTTGCCTGTAGCTGCTCCTGTAATATTAAAATTGTTTGCTTGTACTGTTCCGTCACTACCTGTAGTAGATATATTTCCACCGGAAATAATATCACTAGAAACATTTGCTATACCTGAAATGTTTGCACCAGTTGATGTAGCTGATATTGTAGGTGTAGTGTTACCAGCAACAAATATAGAAACAGTTGTATTAGCACCTATAGTAACATTACTATTACCATTTTGTATTATTGGGATGTTAGCACTAGTAGTGAATATGCCTTCTTCAGCTCCAATGTTACCAACATTAGCATTACCTGAAACATTTGCAGTGCCAGTGATATTAGCACCAGTGTCACTGATGACCATTGTACTATTGCTTACAGCAGTAAATGTAATATTTGAATTATTTGTAATAGAGATATTACTATTACCGTTAGCTAGTTTACCAATAAAATTAGCAGAAATTGCATTACCTGCAACTGTTAGTAAAGGTGTTTGTAATAATCCGTTTGCACTTGTAAAATTAAATCCTAAATTACCTGTAAACAATCCACTAGTATTAAATTGAACCTCAGTAGAATTACCACCTACTACACCGTTACCAGTTGTAGTTGCTGACCATGATAAATTGCCAGCACCGTCGGTAACAAGACCGTACCCTGCACCGCCACCAGGAATATGCAAATTACTTACACTAGATATGTATGTATTTGGTCCAATGAAATTTGCATTCCCTGAAACATTTAATCCAGTTAGATTTCCAAAACTTGTTATGTTAGGTTGATAATTTGAATTACTAGACAAGTTGCCATTGAAAATTGCTAAACCATTGTTAACATCAGCAAAGTAATTAGAATATACTTGATCAGGATTGATATCAATTACCAATGTTTGAATAGACTGTGTAATTAATGCATTACTTCCAGCATTACCACCTCTTCCCATTTTTAATGAACTAGTAGAAACTTGTAAACATGCAAGATTAGCTGTTACAACAACATTTCCAGTTGGGAAGTTAACTGTGATACCTGCACCAGGTGTTCTGTTAATAGAAGTTACAGTAGTATTTGCGTTTGCACCAAAAAGTTGGTCAAAGTTGTTCTGTACTTTATTGAAGGCTGTGCGTATTGCATCTGCTGAAGGATCATCTGGAAATGTTCCAAAGTCTATATTTTGTTGAGCCATGTGAATGTTACCTATTTATAATGTATTTATCGTTATTTGAGAAACAGTGAACCAAAAAAATACCCGACCATTGCCGGGTATTTTAAGTACGGTTTTGTTATAGACCGCTTAACTTTAAATAGTCTTTTAACAAATCAGTAGACTCTTTCATTGGGCTACCTAATCCATCAACACCCATGCGACTCTTTTGCCCATTGGTAACTGGTATAGTCGTTTGACCAGTAGATTTTTGTTTATTCAATCCACCGCTGATGATTTTAGTCATGTAGTCAATGTCTGCTTCAAATGCTGCATCCGTGCCGTTTTTACCAGCTTCATTAGCCCATTCATCTATTTTTTTCTTGTCTTTCTTGTCATCATACTCTATATCTTTAGCAACTTTTTTACCTGCCTTCTCAGCCTTTTCATCTTCTTTTTCAGTTGATTCTTCTGATAAGAATGCTAATTTCTTGTAAAGATTAGCAAAAGATTCTGCTACTGTTTCACATTTACAAGGACTGCAATCGCATTTTTTGCAATTGTCATCTTTATGATCACCTTCTTCTATATTCTCAGCATCATCTACTTCAGTATTCGCTTCAGCATCATCATCACCATCTTCAGACATTGGCTGTGAATATACTTGACCTTCTTCTTCATCTTCTCCTGCATCTGCTGTTGCTAATGCACTATTAGCTGCGGCATTACCAGCAACATCAGCATTAGTATTATCAGCACCAGAATCTGGAGCATTTGTTTCGGCTACTTCGTAAGCCATTTGATCTTCTGATTCTACTTCATCAACCATTTCTTTTGATCCACATGAATGACCAGCTTCCATCATGCCACCGCATTCATTGCAAGTTTCTTCACTGTGCATGTGACCTTCTTCACTAGAACCTTCTTCATCCTCGTAGTCACCGCCACCTTGCATCTCACCGCCACCGGATAGTTTCTTCATCAATGCCATCATACCGTCATGGTCATCAACTACTTCAATTCCACCGGGTGCCGCTGTTGAGCCTTGTGGTGCCCCATATCCATTTTGTTCATCACCACCAAACAAGCCCATGCCTGCTGATTTGATGATAGATAACAATTGGTCAGCTTCACCATCTTGTGCTGATACACTTACTGAATCAGGAGATCCTTGTTGACCTTTACTGATTGAAACAGTCATGCCTTCTGATACTTCTTTACCTTCAAGTATAGCATTTAATTGTTTGTCTAATGCTTCAAAAGCAAATTCATCTATCACATTTTTATCACTCATTGTCTGACCAAACGCTTTGAAAGTATTTCCGGGGGTCTTAATTGCTTGTTGCTTCATGTAAGAAGTCTTATCCATTTCACCCAATTCATCTGCACCATAACTAGCCATTGTGCCTACTTCGTTTTCACCAAATGCTTGTTGAACAGGCTTTCCTCTTTTTTGTAATGTTTGAATTAAACGACTATTCATATCTTGAGCGCGGCCCATGCCTATTGATGCTAGCGCAGGATGAGCACCCGGAGTCTTATACAAATTGATTTCATCTTGGTATGCTTTGTGTTCTTCTGGAGAAGCCTCATCACCATAATGATCATATTGATTAGATGGACTAGCCACATAAGCCTCGTCTACTTCACCAACTCTTGTACGACCTAGTATTGGCATTTGCCCATAACACTCATCTAGACCTTCTTTAAAGCCATCATGGTAGCATCGTGCTTCTTCCATGTTATCGTGTGTGCAGTTATATGGCATTTTTCTTAATGCATGGCTTTTGCCTTCAAGTCTTGCTGCTTGTAAATGATGTTCCATACCTTCTTTCACTTTCTTTTTCTCAGTTTTCTTAGCAAAAGGATTTACACCTTTCTTAGGTGCTGCACCTTTCTTTGTCAAATCGTTTTTACCTTTGCCATCTGCTGCAAACGCAGGAACACTCTTGCCATTAACTTTTTTCATTGGCATTGCGCTTTCGCGGGTGGTCTTCCGAATCTCCTTGCCTGTTGTATCAGCCACCCATTCGTAATCATCAAGTACACTCTTAACATCATAGCTATCAATGCCTAGTTGTTCTGCAATTTCATCATCTGAAAGACCTTGATTGTACAACTTAATTATCTTTCTTTTAATGTTTGATACGCCTTCCGCCACACCTTCTGATAATTTCTTTTTGCAATCAGCTACCATCTGTTTCAATTCCTTCTGGTTGCAATCAGGATGCATTTTGCAAATTTCTGCTACTGATTTACCATCTTGACACATTTTTTTAACATGTGACATTGGTGGGCATTTCTTTTTGTCAGTTTCTTCTTTCTTAGCGAAAGGATTAACACCTTTTTTGCCTTCTAATACATCACGATTAGTAGTGCTTAGTGGACTTGATTGTGCAAAATATTGCGGAGAATCTGCTTCATGCATCTTGCTTAATGTCTTAGCAAGTTGTGCTTGCTTTTCTGTCTTAGCAGGATAATCTTCTTTGTGTGCTAATACTTTTGCTCTAAACTGAGCAGGAGTCATGCCATGTGATTTTGCTTTTGCAGTGAATGCACCTTTATTTTTTGTAGCATCTTTGATCCAATTATCGCCTGTTTCTTTCATTGGTGCAACTTGTGAACCTGCACCTGTTGCAGGTGTAGCACCCGGTGTAGTAGGAGCTGCCCCTGGCTTCTGCATTGACATAGTACCACTCTTGGCTGCTTGTACTACCGCCGGATCTTGAGTAGTGATTGCTGGCATATTAGGATTAGCAGGATCTTTAATCATAAAAGAAGGCTTTGTTGCCATCTGTTGTTGTTGCTTTTGTTGTGGTGTAGCTGGCATTGGCTGTACTGCTAATGCTGCTTCCTGCAATGCTTCATCCATTTGGTCAAAGTATTCTTTAAGACTATGCTTGACGCTAGGCTTGCCACTTGGTTTAGGTGCTTTACCCATGCCCATAGCTTTGCTTAATGCTGAACTGTCATATGATTTAACTTCACCTGATGCATCAGCATTCTTTGGTGGGCGACCTTTGCCACGCTTTACAGCAGGAGCATCACTCATCTTAGATAGGCTTGCACGACCAATTGGCTTGCCATATTGGTCTGTAACATCTTCTGAACCGTGTCTATTTCCATATCCACCTGGTCCTGCTTTATGAACAGTTGAGTCGCCCTCTGATAACTGGTCGAATGATTTTAATATATCTCTGATATCCATTTTCTTTTCCTTAACGGTTATATGCTGCGCCAGTCTTTGGCTTTGGTGGCATCTTGATAGTACTCATTGGACTTTTATCTCCCAACTTCTTATCATCTAAATATGGTTTGAACGGGTCAAACGAATCTTTTGTTCTTGTTCCTGCATATGGAATATCAATCTTAGAATCTTTAGCTTGATCTTTGATTGAAGTTAAATATGAATCTCCGTATGCTTTGCTTGCTTCTTTAGCATCTGGTTGTTCTTCTAATTCAGTATGATCTAATAATGGGCTATGACTCATCTCATTTTGATACCCTGCCTGTTCACTATCAATACTATCATCAAATTTAGTACTTATCATACGAACCATATTCACATTGTAACCACATAGTTGAGCAATCTGTTGTATCATTGGTTCTGTAGCTGGATATCTAAATTCAACTTTGATGATAGTCACACTCTCGTTCTCTAGATTAGGGAAACCATATGGTGATTTCTGTATTGGAGTACTCTTTGGCTCACTGATTTCCACTGGGTCAAACTTGTTTAGATTGTATTTAAACATATCTATAAAGTTCTTATCAATGGTGCCGGCAATTTTGATAGTGTAGTTGTAAGTATGTACACTTTCCATGATGTATTGTTTAAGGCTTCGCATGTTTTATTCCTGTATATCTTATTTATCTTTTTAAGTGGATTTTGCAGCCAACATTTTAAGCAACTCGTTTCTGTCAAGTTCTCGGCCTTCGCCTACTGGGGTAGCTTCTATTTCTTTTTCTCTACTTGCTTCTTTTTGATCTAATTGTGCTTTCTTTAGTTGCAAATCAATCATCTTCAACTTCTTATTTAGTTTAGCAGTTTTTGCTGTGATTGCATGACCAAGCATAGTCCCAGCAACATTGAATATTTCGCTAGCATATCTACTGTCAACTTGCATGCCAAGATCCATCAAGTCTTTATAGCTATCTTGTGCTAGTGTAGCAAGACTATCCATCTCGTCATCAGCGGCTTCTAATCCACGCACTTGGGGTAATGCTTGTTCTATTTTTGATAGACTATCTAATGCTTCAGTGGTGATTTCCTGTGCATTATCTGGGGTTGGTTTCGCCAAGCTGTCTATATCGTCTTGGTCGAGTTCAAAGAGTTCTTCTAGTCGTTTGGTCATAAAAGTATTTAGTTACTTTCGTGACCCGTTTCTAAAAAGGTCATCCTCTGTGATTACTCTAAATGTAAAACCTTGCATTTTGCAATATGCCATTGCTGATTGCCATTTAGCATGATTGACTGCTACTACAGCCCTGTCTCTTGCACTAGCTACCCTGCTTTCAATTAAACTTTGTTTTTTAGGTTTTATCTCTACTACTTCGGCTAGTTGTTTACCATACTTGTTTTGATAAACTACAAAGAAGTCTGGTATATAGTTATGAATTTTTCCATCTAGTGGGCTACGATAAGGAATGGCCATTGATTCACTTGCCCAGTGTGTTACATTTTTGTTAGTATCACAGAAGGTCATGAATGTTAGTTCCCACCCTGAACGATATTTAGGTTTATGCTTACCTACATACTTTTGTGGGTTTTTAGGAGTAAATATACCTTGTGCCCAATTTGCCATACTTATTGCACAATGTTTCGTGCTACTGATTGATTTGGTCTTGGTATAACACTAGTACCATATAATGTAGTTTTGTTTTTAAAACTGTTAAGATAGTATGCAAGTATTTGATTTATTTCCATCTTTTGTTTACCTTTGAGTTGGTTTAATAAATCAAGTACTGGTATTTGAGTTTGTTGTGAAATTCTGAATAATATAACAGTAAAATTATCAGCTATATCTATAGATTCACAAATAGAAGTAAAGTATGAATGTACAATATCGTACTCACTAGGATTAACGATGAGGTTGAAAGAATAAAACGAATCAAAAATTCTGATTGTTTTATCTATAGAGTTAGATTTACGATTGTCTATTACAGTTGCCATACTTTATTTATCAATCAATAGTTTGATTTCTATTTCTACCGTATTGTTGTTGAGCATAGCTAGGAACTTGATACCCAGCTGGGTTTGCTCCTAATTGTTGTGCTCCTAATTGTGCCAATGGAGGCACTCCAGCTTTACCTAATAGGGCAGTGACTTGACCTGCACTTGGAAAATTATGTATAAGATTTCTAGTGTTAGGTTGTTCTGCACCAGCTGATAATCCAGCGACTGTTTCTGAAGGTGCTACATTTAATGGTTTAGTATTTTTCAAGAAATCATATGCAGCACTTTGAGTTATTAAACTTTTTCCAGGTTTTCCACCTACTATTGCTCCTGTACTACTAGTAACTGCGCCGCCATTGGTTTGTACTAATCCTTGAGGTCCAGGAGCAACTGAATTTGCACCGTTTGGTGTTATTGTGCTTTTTCGTCTATCATAGTTTGTTCCATTGCCAAATCCAGTAACTATATTACTAGGATCTTCACCATCCATTGCACCTTCGTTATAAACTACGGTCTCGTAATCAATAGACATTTGATTTTCCATGATACCTGTTCCTTGAGCATAGTCATATGTATCATGTGTAAATCTTGTTATGATAGGGTTTATCAATGTATACGCAGAAAAAAGATGACGGTTAAATCCAAAGATAGTGATATTTTTAAAGAAGGGTATTTTAACGCCGTTGGTATTATTGTTCTCGCCTATGTAACCCCAATCATTGTTGCCTGTTATAGAAGGTTGATACTGAGTCCTATCGTTGTATCTAGCTTCGGTGGGAATTATTGTTGTACCGCCGCCGCCTTGTACTGGGGTAGCGCCGGAACCTCTATTACCAGAAAATACTACTTCAGGCGTAGTGCCATCAAAGTAATAGTAATTATAATATGCTTTCCACAATGCTCTTATTGTGCCGCCTAAATTAGGTGTACCCAAACCTGAACCGTTGTCATCGTGAAATGAAATATCTATTGGATCGTATTTGATTTTTGTTTGTACAATTCTTTTACGATTGTACTGATTCATTGTTGCAGTTTCAATGTTGAAACTAGGAAGTTTAACTGTTTTAACTAATATCCCATAGTCATTATCGACTGCACCTGGAAATGCTTCAGGGTTTATTTTAAAGTAAACATGAAATAGGTATTTAAATTTGGGAGTGTTTTGATAATTACCATTGTCTCTGAATATTTTACTTGCGTGAGTGTAATCACGCAAGGTTGTACTTACACCAGATGTAGTTTGTCCCGGACGGTTTGGCAAAACACGCTGTATATTATTAGGTAAACTGCCGGTATCCCAAGTATCAGCCATGCTTAGTAGCCAATTAAAATATTATAGACCAGCGCCAATACCGGTAGCAATATCTCCAACAGTTCTGCTAATGCTTTCGCCTACACCTACTAGACTACCGCCAGCAGATTGAATTGCATTATCAAAGCGTAATGTTAGTGCAATAGTTACTGCTTCATTTGTCGCATAGTTTAATGTGTTATAGTTTGCTGTTTGCAAGAAGCAACCATATAGTTCCCAAGTTTCTAAAACAACAGGACCTGCAGTTCCATTGCCACCGTCTAGTACTTCAATATTAGTTTGAAACTTATAATCTTGACCACTAGCTGCACTTGCTTGTTCAACAAAGTCCATTTGCTTCTGTAATTGTTGCCCTACTAATGCAGATACTGTACCGGAAGCATCATCACGAATGTTTATAGCAAGTGTTTGCCATGTTGCTTTACCTGCTAGATACAATGTTGAGTTGTACACTGGTAATGTTATTTCTTGGAATTGTACTTGTGGTCTAGCACAGTCAATAACTTGCTTAGTTAAACTTACGGTATCTGCTCCGGTACCAAAATTTAAAAAGTTTACTCTAAACCTAAATTGTAATTTAGGCATTAATAAGCCCTGATTGCCGCCGGCATTATCAGATGCTACTGTCATGTTGAACAATGATTGTGAGGCTGTTGCCATTTTATGTATCTCCTGTTAATCTTATTTATCTTAAATTAAAGATAACCCCTTTCGGGGTCATCTTATAATGATTTTATCTCACCTGTGTTTAATACTCTAACTGGGATGTAGATAAATTCAGCTGCCTTAACTGGTTCGATTGCAACATCGACCCACAACTCATTTCTATCTATTCTTGCAGGAGTATTGTTTGACCCGTCACAAATTACAAGATAATCATATATACCGCGTTTTGCAACTAAATCAACCATCAATGTTTGTATTACTGCTTGAATCTGATTGCGAGTTAACGCATCATTTGGTTCAAATACAAACGGTCTTGACGCTAACTCTAATTGTCTACGAATAAAAGCAATCAATCTAGCAACATTGGTTCTATCTAATGCACTAGAACTATCAAAACTTGTCTTATTACCATAGTTTAACAATCCAACACCAGTAAAGAATACCAATGGATTAATAAAGTTAAGATACAACACATCACGAATTCCCAAACGTGTTTTAATAGTTACAAATTCACCTGTAGTGCTATCTAAATATCCAATGTTTGTTGCATTGTCAATGTTACCTCTACGTGTACCTGCTGCTGCTAACCAAGGATAAGCAATTGTGTCATTGCGTAAGAATGTACGCAACATCATATGACTTGCAGGAACTGCAACGATATTACCTGATAAATCTGAAGTTAATCCACTTGGATAGAACAGACCTAAATAAGTATTACGTGTTACACAACCTTCTTCACCTGTGCTTGTAGCACCTGCTGCATTAGTTGCCCATGCTTGAATTGCAGTTGCATCAGCTGGCAGTCTCATTGGAGTATCGCCTAAGATGTATGCTGTTTCACCACGATCTGCATTCAATACAACCATGTTAGGTTGTAATTCAGGATAGTTAGGTGTAGCCATCAAGTTAAAGAAGTTATCTTGATCACGCAAATCAGTGTTAGTATCAATTGCTGAACGCAATGCTTTTACAACCATTTGACGCTGTGCTTTACGACCCATATATGGACTGCCATTTGCTTGTAAACCACTTACACTTAACCATGTTGCAGTCTCGGTTGGTAATGTATCGTCTGGATATTTTGCACTAGTAAAATAGTTTAATTGATACTCTTTAACATTGTATCCTGAACGGCGTGTGTTGAATAACAACATACCTGTAGGATATAGTGCAGGATCAGGAGCATCTAAATCTAAGTAATCACTTGTTAACAAACTTACGATAGTTGGGATAGGATCATCAACTATATCTGTAACACCATTTGTTGCCCATCGTGCATCAGCAAACAATACACCAGTTGAACTTGTTTGATTGCTATTATCAATCAATACCCACATATCTGATGAACTAGCTGAATCAAACTGCCAACGACTAATAACTGGATAATTTTCTAAATCACTTGTATCAATCCACAAATCACCGTACTCTAGTGCAGTTGTACCATCACTTTGAGTAGTTGGTTCAGTAGCACTAATTATAGGACCATCTGGATCTGTTGCATTTACGCCAGTAAATGAAGGGAAACCATTAGTATCGTAGTTTATGTTTTTGTAACCATTCCATTGACCATTAGCTTGAACCATTATATCAACTTCATCAACAACGCTATAATACCATGGCGTTCCGTTTGCAGGATTTGCTACTGGTGCTATCTCGTTAATGGTATATGTTAAGAAACCCCAATTAGTAATTTGTGCAGAATAAGTATCAGCCGAAGAGCCGGAAACATAAGTAACAGCAGTAACATCGCCACTACCACCTACAGATGCAACTTTAACTATTAAATCATTTGTAGTAGTTGCTCCACCTAACAATGCTCCGCTTACGGTTAAAGTATTACCAACTGCATAACCTGTACCACCAGCAGTAACGCCGGTGGTTGTCAATAGATAATGTCCAGCAGTAGCAGTAGAAACTTGAATCGTGCAATTTGATCCGGCTCCTCCTGTTGCAGCTATCCCAGTATATGTTTGTGACGCATAAGGACCAGTTCTAACAAAACTAGTTGTATTGGAAATAAATCCTGCTTGTGATATAATGCCGGCACTTTTACCTTTATTTGCACCAACGGTTTGAATAAAATCATATAAAATAATCTGTCCACCTTCGGTATGAGTTAATACAACAGCTCCATCACTATCAACTTCTGCTGTAGTGTATTCTATACTTTGTGCTGACCACGCTGTAACAAATTGTGTAGGAGTGCAACTATCAGGAATAGTAACTTGATACACAGATGACAAAGTACTGCTATTTGGAATACTTGTTTGTACATATAATATAGCTGAACCCAAACTATAATTTAAATTAATAGAAAAGTCGGTTTCAGAACCTGTGCAAATTGTAGGACCATTGGCTACCTTATTGTAAATATAAATAGGTGAAACATCAGTATTAGGAATTCCTTGCAAATTAACATTTGTGGCATATTGTCCGCATATAGTTCCTGCAGGAATAGCTTGTCCACCTGTTGAATCTAAGCTAGAATCAATCGACCAATCGTTCCTAGCTAAATTAACCGTTTGTGCTGTCCATGCAGCAGTCACAGCATTGTATTTTGAAATTACTGGATTTAATCCTAACCCGTTTGCACCAACTTTAATCCAAACTGAACCTGTTGGATGTGGATATTGTTGACTACTTGTCCATAATGGCATTTCTGCTGAAGTACCAAACTCTACTTGTGGTTGATAATAAGTTCCGGTGTCAATGCCTAAGTCATCTAAAACAGTGCCTGTTCCAGTTGAAATTGTAAGATATGGATTATTAGTAACAAATTGTGATGAATATATATTTAATTTTCCTGAAACAACAG